GGAAGGCATCAAGGCAGAGAAGGAGGCGCTGACCAGTGAGCTCGACCTCACCTCTAAAGAGCTCGAGTCTTTTAGGGATAGTTTCGGAGCTAAGGAAGCTACTATTACCGAGCTCGAGCAGGTCATTGCCGCTAAGGATAGCGAACTCATTCCCCTCAAGCAGGCTGCCGCTGAGTCAGACGTCATTGCGAGCGAAGCGAAGCAATCTCTGGCTAACGCCGTCTCCGCCTATAAAACGGCGGTAGTCCAGGCTAATCCCGCTGTCCCCGGCGAGCTGCTCACTGGCGATACCATCGAGGCTATCAACCAGTCCCTGGAGAGTGCTAAAACCCTGGTAGCTCAGGTGAGGCAGTCGGTAGAGGCTGAGATTGCTGCCGGTAAAGTTCCCGCTGGCGCTCCAGCCAGGACACCGCCCGACCTATCAGCCCTGTCACCACGAGAGAAAATCCAATACGCAATAGGAGGTAAAACGTAATGTCACTAACACTTGTTGAGGCAGCTAAACTCTCAAATGATATCCTGTTACAGGGTGTCATTGAGACCATCGTCAAGGACTCCCCCATCCTCCAGGTAATGCCCTTCATCGAGATTGTCGGTAACGGTCTCACCTATAACCAGGAAAAGACCCTCCCCACTATCGACTTCTATGATGTCGGCGATACCTGGGTAGAGTCTGCTCCCACCTTTGAGCAGATAACCGCTACCCTGAAGATTATGGGCGGTGATGCCGACATCGATAACTTCTTAAAGGCGACCCGCAGTAATCTCCAGGACTTAGAGGTAGCCGTTCTTGAGCTCAAGGCAAAGGCGACCAGGCATAAGTTCGAGGAAACCTTCATCTACGGCGATATAACTGTGAACCCCAAGCAGTTTAATGGCTTGAAGAAGCTCATTGATACCGCCACCGCCAGCGACCAGGTAATCGCTATGGCAGCCACCGGCGCCACCCTTACCCTGGCTAAACTCGATGAGCTCATTGATGCCGTACTGGGCGGTAAGCCTGATATGCTGCTTATGAGCCGAAGGTCAAGGCGCAAGATTAACGCCCTGGTCAGAGCTGCCGGCTCCGGTATGCTGGAGACCGACCGCGATAAGTGGGGTAACTTCATCCAGTTGTGGAATGGTATTCCTATCGGCATTAACGATTGGATACTGAACACCCACACTGTCTCTGGCAGTGTGGAGACGTTAACCACCGGGGAAGCTAACTCCACCATCTACGCCATCCAGTTTGGAGAGGGAGCCCTCTGCGGCTTGACCGCTCCCGGTCATCTCACCGTCGAGCCTATCGGCTCACTGGAGACCAAGGACGCCTCCCGCACCAGGATAAAGTGGTACGTCTCCCTGGCTCTCTTCGCCTCCATCAAGGCAGCCGCTTTAATCGGTGTACAGGACTAAACCGAAGTTGCGAGAAACGAAGCAATCTGAAATAAGGGGGGGGAATCCCCCCCCCAAAGGAGGTAAAGTAAATGGCTTTTGTGGATGCCAGTACCAGCCGAAAGGTTTTGGAAGGCGTGTGTCCAGTAAAAATCACCCTAGCTGAAGCCGTTTCAGCTGGCGACCCCTTAAAGTACAGTTCGGGGTGGAAACTAGCCACCAACGAGTCAGGTAAGCCCGCTGTGCTTATCGCTGGTGAGGATGGAGCGAGCGGCGATATAATCACTGCCTATGGCATGGCTGTAATTGAGTTCACCCATACCCTCGCCAACGTCCCCACCGAGGGAGAGCAAATCGCTGTCGCTGACACGGGCATTTATGCCCCAGACGGCACCGGCCTGCAAGACATCGGTTATATCGTTAATATCGACGCCGATTCCTTGCATAGCCGTGGTTTAGTTTGTGGCATCATTGTTGAGCTCGACCTAGCAGGAACATAACCTAGCTAGGCTCTAACGAAGGGGCGACGCCCCTTCAAAAGTAACCCCTCCCCCTCTCCTTCAAAGGAGAGGGGGACAAAGGGGGTGAGGTTGCTAAACAACCAAGGAGGCACAAATGGCAAACGCACTTTATGGCAAGGGAAGAGAGGCATTTTTGGCAGGGGATATCGACTGGGATGCTGACAACATCAAGGTTCTTCTGGTTGACACCACTGACTATGTCGTCAGCATTGATGCCGACCAATACTGCAACAAAGACACAATTCCTGACACGGCTAGAGTAACCAACGGACTGAGCGGCAATCTCAGTGGCAAGTCGGTAACGCTGGGCGTGGCTGACGCTGCTGATGTAACGCTTAGCTCTGTGTCTGGCGAGCAGTGTGAGGCACTTGTTATCTTCAAAGATGGTGGTGGTGGTGGTGTCTCCCAGAGTGGCACGACTGACCTCTTAATTGCCTACATTGACACTGCCACTGGATTGCCGGTAACTCCCAACGGTGGCGACATCACCATTCAGTGGGACAGCGGAGCTAATAAGATATTCAAGCTCTAGGCAGGGTCAATAGCGAGCTGTATAGAGTAAGGATTGAGGTTTAGCAATGGCACAAAAAGCACTCTCCTTTGATGGCACAGCCGATTATGTAACTATTCCCCACGCAGCATCAATCGAATTTGCTGATGAGGACTTTACTGTCGAGCTTTGGATAAAGGCTACCGAGGCTAACCTTGACCACGGTGATAACCTGTTTCTCAAGGGTAGCTTTGCCGCTCCCCAAACAGGAAAACGATATACGGTTTCGCTTGATGTCAGCGGAGATAGACTTACTTTTGACATTGACGATAATGTCACGAAGAGCACAGTCGGGTATAACGATTTAACAAATTGGGCGGATGGCGACTGGCATTACTTCGCTTTTAGAAGAAACACTACAACCAACAAGATTGAGATTTGCTTAGATGGCAGTCAGGTAGCACAAGCGAATGATAATACAGGCAGCATAGCCAATGGTGAACCTCTTCAACTTGCTTGTGGTTGGGCAGGCTCGTCTGAGGTCGAGGCAGTTTTTGACGAAGTTCGTATCTCAAGAAAGTATCGCACCGACGCTGAAATCTTAGCAATTTGGAATGGTGGCCTTGGCAAGAAATTTGAGGTAGATGGCGACACTGAAGCCCTCTGGCATATGGACGAAGGGGCTGACTCTACTATCTATGATGAGACGGCTAATGATAATGATGGCACAATCACGGGAGCTAGTTGGGTTAATGGAGTTCCTTTTCCAATCGCCCCCTCAGCCATACCATCGGCAGAAGCCTTTGGCACAGCCCAGTTAAACTTAAAGGTTGCACCCTCAGCCATAAGCTCAGCCGAAGCGTTTGGGACAACCAAGTTACTCTTATACCTAAAGCCTTCAGCGATACCTTCTGCTGAGGCATTTGGCGATGCGAACGTTGCTATTCAACAGTTTCTAGAACTTACAGGTATAGCCTCCGACGAAGCGTTTGGGACTCCCATTCTTGGCGCTTTCCTTTTACCATCTTCCATCGTCAGCGAAGAAGCCTTTGGTAACCTGGTAATTGCCGGTCCGCTAATCGTGCCTGGCATTGGGTCTCAGGAAGCCTTAGGCACTCTCACAGTAACCCCCGGTGGGGTAAGCGTAGCCCCCAGTGGTATATCATCTGAGGAATTATTTGGGCTGCCCAAACTGAACGTGTTTGTCATCCCATCAGGCATAGTTACCAGTGAAGCCTTTGGCGCAGCTAAGCTAAACTTGAAGCTCATACTCACTGCTATCGCCTCAGCCGAAGCCTTTGGCACCGCCACCGTCGAAATGATTTTGGTCATACGCCCCTCGGGCATAGCTTCAGTAGAGCTCTTTGGTACCCCGATACTCATTGTCATCCTGGCTGGCGGTGATGGACTGAGCCTCCCCACCGCACCAGGTCAAGCATCTCTCCCTTCAGGTCAAGTATCCATACCTTCAAGGGAGGTCAGTATATGAACCTAGCCGAAATGATAACCCTGGTCAGGAGAGACCTCAGAGATGAGAGTGAGCCTTACCAGTGGTCAGATGATGAACTTACCAGGCACATCAACCGTGCCCTAAAGCAGCTTTCAGAGAGAGTCCCACTGCCAGCAAAGGCTACCCTCGCCACCACCGCCGACTCCAGGGAGATTGATATATCGTCCGTCTCCGACAGGATTATGGTGCAGGCAGTGGAATACCCGGTAGATGAGTTCCCCAAGAGATACCAGCGTTTCTCTATCTGGGGGGATACCTTGACCATAATAACCGGTGACGAGCCCGACGGCTCTAACTCTTATATCTACTACGGCAAGCTCCATATCCTTGACGCAGACAGCTCCACTATTCCCCCTAAGCACGAGGACTTAGTCGCCACCGGTGCCTGTGGCTACGCTGCCGTCAGTTGGGCAGCCTACTCTATCAATAGAGTCAATGTCGGTGGCGCAATGACCCCCAGGGAGTTTTTGACCTGGGGTAAAGACAGGCTGAGAACCTTCAACGATGCCCTTAAACGGCTGGGCAGACGACAGAGGATTAGAACCAGCCAACTCTATAAACCATAGGGAGGTCAACATGACAGACACCAAAGTTAAAGAAGGACTACCCAAGACTAAGCAAGGTCTTCCCAGGCAGGCTTTCGCCATCGTCGGCGACCCCGAAGACACCGAGACCTGGAAGCTCCCCCATCACACCAAAGCTATCTTCCGAGCTCTCCAAGGCAAGCTCAACATCGAGAGGACGGTCAACTGGGACAGGATGTCCGCTGCCGTGGCTGCTCTATCACCTGGTGGATTCCGAGGCGAACGTGTACAGGCTTCTCCGGAGGATATCATTAAGGCAGCCAAGCACCTGGCAGAGCACTACCAAAAAGCCGGTAAGCCCCTGCCCGACACCCTGGCAGCTTTGGTGTAGACAAAAACAGAAGTCATTGCAAGGCACGCTCTCTTTCGTCACTGCGAGGAGCTTTGCGACGAAGCAATCTCCAGGAATGCCCCGCCACTGAGATTGCCACGCCTTCGGCTGGCAATGACAGGAAAAAGAGGCTGGCAATGACAACGAACGAGGTGGAAGTGAAAGACTGGGCAGAATTTATTAAGAGCATCGTCAGACCGTTTATCATCATCTGGGGATTTATGGTCTATGGCATCTGTGTTATGACCCAGGTCCAAGTCCCCGATTTACTGGCATATTTGGTAGCAGTGGTGATTGTAGAATACTTCGGCGAGAGAGCCGTTAAGAGGCTAAAGGAGAAATGAGAAAATCACTACTTTATCTCCTGGCTCAGCGGTTCTGGATCGGGCTGGCTTCTGTTCTCGGCGGTGCCAGCCTAATCCTCATCCACTACATTGACTACGGCGGCACCCTCCACTTCACCTTCCCCGACCACGGAACTGTGGGCTTGCTCTTAGTCATAATCGGGGCTCTACTGGCTGGGCTTAAACCAGGAGTCAAAAAGAGCAAAGATAAAAAATAGAAGATAAAAATGGGGGATGAGGGTTTTTGATTTTTATCTTGAACCTCTAATCTTCAAATGAGAAATTTATCTGCAGCTTTACTCGCCGAACAAAAGAAGACTACCACTATACCCTACCTCAAAGTCGAAGCCAAGAACTTAATTGCTGGGGTGGTCAGGCTCGACTGGACAAGACTCTACACTGGAGCTGAGGACGACTACTTCCACGCCGTGACTATGCCTGGCGATGGCTCACTTATTAGAGCAAGGATAACCCTGCCCGCCGACTCGAGGAAGCTCTATCGTCAACGAGTAGCCAGCCCCGATGAAAACTCTGACTACTCCGCCTGGACATACACCAACCAGTATAACGCCGTTGTGGTCGCCTGTGCCTCACTGGGGGCGGAGGTAAGCATCTTCTGGATAAACTCCAGTAGGGAAATCAGACGCATAATGAGCACCGATAACGGAGCTACCTGGGGTAGCCCTGAGCTTATTGATTATTCCCCCACCACTGCTATCTACGGCATTGCTGCCGCTTATAAGCCCAATGGTGATATAGCTCTATTCTATGCCGACCAGGCTACGCTCTACGTGATGAAGCGTGTTGCTGGTAGCTGGGGAGGTGCTACCGCCTGGGATAAGACCACCGGGGACTTATCAGGAGTGGCTACTGTCTACGATAGCGACTGGAATTTACTCCTAAC